AACGCTCACCATACTCACCGCGGGCAGAACCTTTGCGGAAGTACTTGGTTCCTGGGACAAGATAGTCCTGATTAAAGATTGCCGTGTTGTCATTGTTCACCATCTGCACAGTGTAGATGAAACCATCACCAGCAGGGATGATGTCATCAGCAGTGATGTACAATTCAGCACCGTTGTACTTGTCATAAGTGATGATGTCACCATGACCAAAGATCCGCTTGTTCAATTTGATGCGGAATGAGGTACCATCTCCTCCAACAGACCCTTGAGCATCTTCGATGTTCTCAACGATGTAAGGAAGATCCTGTACCACAGGAGTTTGCCACTTGTACTCACCACGAGGGTTATCTACAAGAATTGTGTTCTTACCACCGAAGGAAGCCATCTGATAAAGAGGCATCTCTACTTTTTGTGCCATAGCCCAGAGATCTACAGGACCCATATCCATAGGTTCAGTTCCTCTAAGCATGTTCACAAGGTGGTATGAGTCTACGTGGGACGAAGCCTTGTACTGCGTGTCACGTAGAAATAGACCATTGTTTAAAACTGGTGTTGCCATTTTTGTAATAGATTAGTTAGTAATTGGTTAGCGTTTAAATATGTTTTGTTGTCTTGGAAGTTTTCTTTTTGCTGGCTGATCTTCTTGTTCTTCAGCCATCGACGTCGAAATCTTACGGGACTCCTCGGTCTTTAATTTTCTGACTGTGTCTTGTGTAGCCTCATTCTTTGCCATGGTTCTGATCTGATTCTTGTAACCATCAGGATCAGCAAGCAGCCAAAGAGCTTCAGCCACAAGGTCATATCTTGGTTCTGTAAACTGGTATCTCTCTAGGAGATGCCCTAACAGATTGGTGGTCCTTCCACTTCCATCAGCAGTCTGATACTTAGGCTGTGTCAGTTCTGCAAATAGGAAAGCCTGAGTCTTCTTGTCAAGCTTGATTCCATTCAATTGACCGTTTTTGAGTGTGTCATACACATTGTCCATATACTGTTGAGCAGCCTCATGCTTATATCGCTGGAATTCCTCCTGCTGTCTAAGACGCTCCTCAACCTTCTTGGCCTCAACGGCATCCAACTTAGGTTTGTACTGCTTGGCTTTTTTCTCAAGCGTTCCCAAGTCCTTGAAGGTATCAATCTCATCATTGATCTCTTGCTCGGTCAGATCACCTTTGGACCTATAGTAATTTCTTACTATGGCCTCTTGATCTCTTTCATCCTCAGGGTTCAAAGAACGTACTTCTTCAACATGTGAAAGGACCCTGAATAACCCTTTCAAGTCTGTACCACCATCGCTGATGTATTTGTAGGCAAGCTTCAGTTCGTCAGGAAGCTGCTGGATGATCTCACCAGTCTGCTCCTGTCTGGCCTTATGCTCCCTATCCTCGAAGTTAGCCTGCAAGAGTTCTTTCCAGTCTTTAACTGAATAGTCCTCCATGGGCTTGTCATCGTCAAAAGGAACCAGAAGTCCCTCATCGATGAGCTTTGAGAAGGTATCCACAAGACCTGACTTATCAAGCTTTGGTCTTCCTGGTCCCTTGCTTTCAGCAGGCTCATCACCAGTGATCTCATCGATCATCTGTGTAGCTGCCTCAAGGTCAACCTTCTCCTCCTTCTTCTCTTCTCCGCCTTCTTCCTTTTTCTCTTCCTCTTTCTTATCTAAGAAATTGGTAGTGAATGGTTCAGGTTTTGAAAATACAGTGGTAGGTTTTGTATTTTCCGAAGCTGTGACAATGTCACTGGCTCCTGGCATTGGTAAGAACTCATCCAGATTAATGTCTGGGGCATTGTTTTCGTTGGAAGTCATATGGTTGGTTTTGATTGTCTTCCTATTATAATATACGCAATTTTAAACTTTTTGGAGTTATTTCTTGCAATAGGCACTAAAATTCAATGGAGTATAACGCTATTTATTTTTTGGACTTATTATCGTACTTGTTTTTGTTCTCTTTTGCAACCTCAAGCTGCTTGTCAGCAATCTCCTTGCGGGTGTTCATCTCCTGTCTTTTGAGATCAAGGGTCTGGGATTCTCTGGTATTCCTGTTGATCTCCTGCTCGCGTTTGAAACTCAAGGTCTCATCCGCCTGACGTTTGCCTTCGAGATACTTCAAGGAGTCAAGATAATCACTCTGTTGGTTGGCATCAATGTCACCAACCTGATAACCAGCACCTTTGATTTCAGCAACATCGATTTGAGTCTGCCTGTCAAGCTGATTCTGCTCAGCTTGGAACCTTTGCTGTGCTTCCTGCATCTGTTGTTGAGCCTGAAGCTGTTGCTGTTGCATTTGTTGTTGTTGCTGCATTTCCTGCTGACGTTGCATTTCAGTCTTCTGCTCGATCTTCTTAAGCACGTGTGTAACCTCACTCATAGAGTCAGCCTTTACGATTTCAGCCAGATCATAGATGCTCGCACCTGCTGTATTGTTCTGTACAGCAAGCTGTTTGATCTGTTCCATGACCTGCTTGTGATTCACCTTAGTAGTCACAAACACATTCAAATCACGTCCAAGAAGCTGTGTACCATTCATTTCAAAGTTCACCTTCTCATCCATGGATGTCATATAAGAGAGGCGTACGCTGGGGCGCGTGGAGTGATAATACTGGGCCAGGTCAGTACGCATCTCATGGACCCTTGGCATCAGATACTCAGAGTGTTGTACAAAGTACATCTCTGTTTGAGAGAAGGAAGCATTCAATGACTGCTCTATACCTGTGGCTGTCTCTTGTCCTGTCTGTTGTCCAAGACGCTGGGGAGTGATACCAATGATTTCAAATGCTTGTTGCTTGAAGTAATTAGCCAGCTGGATCCTGGTCATCAGACGCTGAGTCTGCTCCAGGTTCAACATTTGGTAGTGATTGAAGCCCACTGCATTCTCAGTATTGGCAATGCTTGTATCCAATGGAAGAATCTGGAAGTTCTTCATCGCAACATATGCCTTGGCATAGTTGTTCCTGCCCCAGTCCTCACCTGCTGAATGTTTTGGTAAGGCATTGTGATCTAATAAGATTACAGTACCCAACTCATCTATAAGGATGTCAGAGATCTGGTTGTTCACCAGATTGTAACCCACCTGGAATGGCTTCATCTTGTCCACCATGGAAACACTTCTGGAGTTGCGATCAGAGAAGACAGAACCTTCTACTGGAAGCTTGCATCCATACAGTGTGAAATCGCCCTTGAATTGGAACTTCACAGGCTTGATATTCAAATAAATAGGTTGGATACCCATGTAGTCAGCGTTACCATAGAAGCTTGGTCTGTTTGGACCAATCTTCATGCCTCCCCAAACCTGGTTGATCCATATCCATTTGATATGCTCACCCTGGGTCAAGGTATTCTCATCCTTGTTCTTATTGATACGAGTGTCATATACTGGAGGAACTGTGACCTTGTAATCTTCAGTCACAATCTCATGGAACTTCATTCCATTCTCAGGATCAATCTTGGTCAGATGACCTACCATCCTTTGCGACTTCCAATAGACCGTGGTGACCCTGAGCAATTGGTAGGTTCCAAAGTCCTGGAGATCTTCCGATTCATTAAGTATCCTGGTAATGATATCATCACCCGCAGCCAAGAAATAATCATTGACAGAAGTAAACTGACGAAAACCAAGAGAAGGAGAGCTGACATTCCACTGATGACTACGAGTGCCATCATAATACGTACCATCATTCTGATAGCCCTGGATCGGATATCCAGCAGCTTTCTTGGGATATATGTTTTCAAGGGATCTGAGTTGCTCATCGTTCATCATATATCCATACCTGTCTATGATGTCAGAGACAGTATGGAGCTCTATCTTACCTACAAAGTTTCCTTGTGATATGTATCTGATATCTGGGGACTTGTGATAAAAGGTAAGCACTGGATTCCACAGTTCCACTTCATAATCATCCTCATCCATGCGAAAATGCCAGAATTCACGATCAGTGACAAGCATATCCCTGAATGCCCTGTTCTCCAATTCCTTGATTCTAAACCTTTCGTTATCAGCCTCATGCTGGTGATTGGCCCACTGCTCAACAAGAGAGCGATAGTCCTTCTTGAAGAACTGCTCGATTTCAGGAAGTGTCTTGAGTTTCTCAGGAGCAAGAGCCTGCTTGAATTCCTCAGACTCAGGATCAGCACCCATCTCAATCATCTGAATGGCCACCTTCATCTCAGCATTCTTTAGTAGGAACTCCTCAATCATCCCACGCTTCTGCTCCAACATCTCATTGAAACTTATGGGATCAGTGGTTACATACTGTACTTTGTCAGCACGCTTGGCAAACTCCCCGCACATGACATTGATCACATTTGGGATGATGGGATAGAACTTCAACTCCAGGGCTGATGCATCCTCGCGCGTGAGGGTCTCTATCAGATCAGAGTATTCATTATCCTCTTCGACTATGTAGTCGGTGCGGTCAATGATTCCATTGGCCAGCTTGTAGTTCTTCAAAAGCTTGCGAGCATTGCGACGAATCTGACGCAGACCCTCCATCTCAAACCAGTCAAGATTCCATGCACCCCATTCACCATCTTTCTGGGTCTTAGGAAGGAATTGTATGGGCTGGGTAAGCGTACCCATGCGCGTGTGATCTGTTTTCACACCCGCTTTTGCCTGCATTGCGTTGATGACTAATGCCATGATAGTATCATTTTATATTACGAAACGCCTGTCGTTTGAAGGTATTCCCTGATTTGGGTACAGGTTTCCCTAAATTACGAAAGGGGCTCATACTTAATTTAGTCAAATTTGATGACTTTTCAAGGGGTTTGCGTGGATTTGTTTCAGTTTCAACCTTATGAGGGTATCCCCTGTTGGATTGCTGTACCTTGGCAAAGGCGACAAGGGCACAGAAGGCAACCAATCTATCCACGTTCAAACCCTCTCTGTACTGTTGCATCTCTTTAAGTAGGATTGGATCCTTGATGCGCTCTATTCCATAGGTGGTTTTAACAATGGTGCCATCCTCCTTGGTCTCATTATCTATCTCTTCAGTACAGAAGTTCACACCATATGATATGAGGTGCGACTTGAACAGCGTGCCTGTATTCTTCCATCCATATTCCTGGAATACATTGTTGTTGGAACCCAGGTCTTTTAGGAACAGGATCTGGGATTTGGGCACCAGATACTTCTGCTTTTTCCTGAATATCATGTGCTGGATGAACAAGGAGATGTTGTTCTCCACAATGGCCCATGCACCATAGTATTCTATGAGCATCTCCAATCTTTCATGGGTCTTGTTCAGGTCATCGAACCTGCCACACCAGGAAGCCACAATCTGATCCTGCTCAATATGGTTCTCCACACTTCCATCATATTTCCTTTTAGTGACTTGAAGTGGGCTTTTGTATATGAATATGCTGCATAATGAATCAGAGGTGGTGGTCTTACCCTCACCCACAGGATCCACAGATGCATAGTAAGTCATAAATGGTGCGTCTTTTATAGGACGTTCCCATATCAATACGGCACCCTCCTTGTCATTGGTCTTTGGAGAAAGAGGGAACTCCATGATGGGTAGCTTCTTGGTAGGCTCTGCCTCCACTATCCCCTGGTCATTGCGGAACAATTGCACCGCCTCACAATAATATTCCTTGTCTTCAATTCTACGCAACTGACCCGTGATCAGATGCAGAGGCCATACTGAAGACTTTCTGTATGCAAAAGCCTCCTCTATATTGATAGGCTTTTGGGATATCCTCAGCTGGTAGTCATTGGCCTTGAGATCCTTCTTCCACCTCTTGCGCTCCTCGTGTATCATGTCCATGGAGTTCTCCACTAAGGAATTGCCCCACTCATCTATGCATGGAATCATACTCCACTGCTCTGGAATGAACAATCCGCATTCACCATAGTCACCATTCTCATTCACCAGGTTGGTGCCTACTGCCAGTACATCCTTGGAATCAGGGTTGAATATGAGATCCCTCAGTGGTTCACATTGATCCAAGTCACCCACAGATCCAGCAGCCACAAACATTCCAGTGTATATCATACCAGACTTGAGAGCAGGGAGCAGATACTCCAAAGTCTCATTCATCCTGGGTGCGATACCAGCTTCCTCGTGGAAGAAGAAATTGCAAGGTCCACCGACGCCTGCTGTAGGATCCTTTTCCAAGGTGATTCCAATCATTACAGACTTAAGACCTATGTCGCGATTACGACCACCTTGTTTCACCTCGATCTTCTGCTCCCAGTTGAATGTCTTGTCTGGTTGACATGGGCGATACCATGCAGTATGCGTATTGAGAAAGTTCCTGTACTCATCCAGGAAACGCCAGGTTCCCTTCTCATTGATGTAATCCTTCAGACTCGCCGCCATCTTGTTCACAAATCCTTCCTCAAACCAGAATCCATTGATCATCTTAGCCGCATGGAAGTATGAGGAAGCAATCTGACGTTTCTTGAGGATGGCCACATGCTTGTATCCAAGCTTGGCAATCTCCTCATAAAGGGCCATGTGATACTGGGCATCGCGCACATCCGCGAAGGTGAACTTACCCACCTCCTTATTATAGATGGGAAGGAAGTTCAACCACATGTAGTAATCCCTGGTGATGTACCAGGTCTTGCCTTGGGATTTGAAGATGACACCCTTACGGCATTTCTCTTTCTCCACATCCCAATACAGCACATAATCCTTGGACCTTGGAGGGGCTACACAATACACTCTTGTTTTGTTGAACATCCTGGCCTGTTCGTTAAACAAAAGAGAGGTCTTGTCAAACCCATATTGACCAGGCTCCTTGAATATCCCTTTCACAAAAGCAAGCAAATCCTCCCTTGTAGTGAAGTCTGTATAACTCCACAACCCGCTATCGGCGTCATAGGTTGGTATGCTGATGAAGTACTCTGTCATAATTCATCCAATCTGGTGGAATCACCATCAATCTTGTAAAGCAATTCCACAAGGGTTTTGATTTCCTTGGATCTAATTACAAGCATTTTCGGATTACTGGGATCATTGAAGTAGTCTGTGTACTTTTCACGTGGAAAAGCATTCCATAATCCTGTCCATGGATTGAAGTGGAATATCCAATTATGTAGAGATTCGTTAGGTTCCTTATTGCTGGTCATATGCAAGTTGTTGTCCTCCGCGCACCTGTGATTGCTGCTCTTCCATCAGATCCTTGTAAGCACCTTTGAAGCTCTGGCGGATGGACTCAAACTTGGCAGCGGTGTTCACCAGTGCCATGATGTTGCCATCCCTCCCTGCTTCAATGGGTGCTGTTTCCATGTATGTGGCCAGCTTGTCCAACATCTTCTTAATACCCATGTATGACCTGAGGGTCGGGGTTTCATAAAGCTGCTGGCAAAGCTTGACAGCATTGATCACCACTGGATCCTCCACGGAGAACGAAGGATTCAGCTGGTGCAATATAAGTGATTCCTTGTCAGTTTCCACCACATCAAAGAAAGGATTGAGGTCAGGATTGGGACAAGTCATGTAAAACACATATGCAAAGACATCCATGTAGTGTTCTGGATAAGTGTCAAACACCGCCTTGAGATCCTTCAAGGTATAGCAATGCTCGCTTGGAACCACGATTCCATTGGCGATGTCAAACAACCTTACCATACTATGGCAATATCAAAATCAGATACCATCAACTTCATCTCGCCCTTGACCTCTACAACATCGCAACGCTCAAGAGCGCCTTTGGGAAGATACACCATGTCACCAGGCTTCACACTGTCAACACAGTCGCCAACCTGGAACACCTCCAGATGCGTCCACTTCTTCATGTTGTCGCGATCAATGTTCTCCCTGATCTCTGGGGCCATTTCAATGGGTGACTTTTCAATAACAGGTCTGTTCAACAAAACCCTTTTTCCTTTTACTTTCATATTACTTTTGTTTTAAACTGTTTATAATGCTCGATAAGCGTGTGGACTTCATTCTTGAGGTAGGGGAGTTTATATGGGACAATATCCTTTATGATGAAATCACCGTTTTCATCCCTGAGGTAGAGAGGATATCCGAAAGGATCCTTGTCATAATCCTCCTCGAATATAACGTGATGTAACATCAGATCCCCTGGTGTGTAGAGTGGATTGTGCTTGAGTATGATGTACATGTAAATGCTGAGCTGAACAGTGTAGTGGTTCAGGTTGCAGTCATCCAGATGACTCAGCGGATATATCATTTTCTGAGTGATACCTTCATAATTCCTGAAGCCTTGGGTCTTGATCTCCTTGTTGGTTTTATAGTCCAGGATATCAATCTTACCGTTTGAAACAGTGACCCTATCACTCTGCCCTGCTATACCCGCTGAGGGTAAATAAAGGAAAAGTTCTGGATATACACCATCACCTAGCTTCTGGTCAGGGGCAGTCTTGCGACCTTCCTGATCATACTGGCAAGGGTGTATTGAAAGAGTCTCTCCGCCGAGGGTGATAGTTTCGCACTGCAGAAGATCACTCTCTCTTTGATCATGATACCAGTTGCCCAGATCAGTGCTCCTTTTGGATTCCTTCTCCCATACGGAGATGATATCCTGAACAGCCATGCCATGCCACTTCCCTTTCTTATTCTTGGAAGCCTTGGATGCGGCAGTCTTCTGGTCAAAAGGCTGCTTGTACTTTGATATCAGTTTGGTTACACTTGTATACTCTTCATTCTGATCCGTTCTGTAAGTGTGTGTTGTTGGGTCGAATATGAGTTTCATCATTGGAAGGGGTTTCATTTCGTGCAAGATGCTCGTCCAATGCAATCTGCTCGTCCTGGGAAAGTACCGCCAACCACTTGCCATTGTCACAAGCTGAGGACAGCGCCCTAGTCTTCAGACTAAGGGAGCATCCACAGACTCCGCAACAAGGACCAGTGCCTGGAACAACGCACTTGGTGCCTTCCTTATCAAGTTGAGGACAAGTTTCGCATATGGACATGCGTTCAGCTGCAATGTGTTCAACATCAGCTTTCCTGAAGACATTGTTGATGATGCCTTCAAGAATCTTATCCTTCTCCTTCCAAATTTTGATTACGCCTTTCATTCCTCTTTTTTATTTTGATCTTCAATCCATCCTCCTCACGCTCCTTGACCCTTTGAAGTTTCAAGTTGTCACTGATCACCTGGTTTATTATACTCAAACTCTTAGGTGTGGGAGTCTGGGTGTACTTGTTTACAATCCTGTCATTGATCTCCATCTTCTTGTTCACCGCCCAAGGCTTCACATAAAAGGTACCAAGCCCTTTCAAATAAAGCCTATTATGGTCCAGGGAACTCAAGGTCTTGCGAACCTTGTCCCAATAAACCCCCAATACTGAAGCCACCTCTTTTTCAGAGAGCCCCAACTCCTTGGCTAACTGCGGGATCAGGTCTTTTATCTTTTTGGGTTTCAATATACAGGAAATTATACTCCAACAACATATCGCCATCCCCTTGGATAGGGATGTTCTGAGAGAAGAAAATGTTCTTCTTGCCAGGTTGTCTGCTCCTCTCCACCAGTCCCCGCTTCTCCAGCATGTTCAATCTGTTGCGAACAGCCTGAACCCTCACTGGATGTTTCTCCACATCCGTGGCAATCTCATTTCCAAATATCTCAATAACCACCTTATGACAGAACTGCTTCAAGGGCATTGGACCCCACTGCACCAGATAAGCCAGGTACGTAAGGTCAGTGTCATTGATCGACATCTTGCGCAAGAATACAAGTTCAGTGATAAGCTGGTACCTGATGGCAGTATGCATCGAGTCCAACCTGATCTTCCTGGTCAATCTCTTAACATCCATCGTCTGGTTCTTTTCTCAATGCTTGTTTGGTTTCTTCTGGATCAGGCTCCTGTGTGATCTGGGCGATCACTGAAATGGCCTGCAAACGCTCAGCCTCAGACACAGTGGCATTGCGCTGCAACAACGCAAGCTCAGCCCTGAGAGTGGCTAACTCAATCTCATCCTTGTACCACTGTACGATCTTCTCACGTGATGGCTTCTCTTTGTTCTCACTCATTGTTATTCCTCCTATTGTTTTTAAATGCATTAGTAAACGTATTCACATACTTAGCACCATAAGTCCCATTGTAATGACTCCCAGAACCCATGTCAATGTATCTGGTGGTACTCTGACCCACAAACACCCCGATGAGAAT